GAATGTATTTCATCATGTACCCAAACGACCTGTTGGGCGTCAGGTATTTTCTTAACTACTTTATCAAACTCAACAAGCCATTGTTTACAAACAAGAGCACCGCCTGATTGAAGTAGTGTGTTGAGTGCGGCATGTGCAGACCTAATTTTTATCTTACGTTTATCAAGACCTATTAAGTATCCACGTTCAGCCGCCGATTGTACTTGCGTTATTAATTTATTTAACGCAGGTAAATTATTTAAGAAACGCTTTTTAATTTTAGACGCTTCATTTACTTTTTTATTTGTTATCAATGCAATTTTTTTCACGCCACTTCCGTATAAAAATGCGTAGTAAAAACGCTTTGCTAAATCTCTTGACTCTAACCCTGCAAGTTTCTGTGTCTCTGTGTGTATGTCACCTTCAAGTACAACTTTAGAATATTCTCCGTCATCATACTTAGACATGAAGTGAGCTAACATGCGTACTTCGAGTCCTGAAATATCAATGCCAACTAATTTCTTACCTTTTGGTACAGTAAATAAACTTCTACAATCTTTACCATAAGGAACAGATACACTTGGTACTTGTCCTAAGTTAGGGTGTGAATGTGAAGCTCTAGCAGTGACAGTAGAATTTGTATTACAAGTTCCATGTATCTTTCCATTAGTTTCATTCTTTAACCATGCCTGAGCACCAGTTGCTAGTTGACCTATTCTTTTATCTAATAAAAAATGTTCAGCTAAAAGTTTTGCTTCAGGATAATTTAGTTTACTTAATATAGTATCATCTAATTTTGGTTTACCGTCTGAAGTATATTCATCTGGTTGCCAGTTGTATTTAGTTTTTAATCTATCAGCAATGTGTAATCTACTAGAAGGATTAAAGACTGTTACTTTATCTTTTAATTGTTTACCTGTTTTAGGTGATACTCTTTTAGTAGTAATAGGTTTAAATAATTTTTGAAACTCTTCTTCTAACTCAGCACGTCTTGCATTTAATTTAGAATATAATTGTTGAGCTTTCTCTTTATCAAAAGTAAAGCCATGTGTTTCTTGTCTAAATATTAATGAAGCTACTTGATGTTCTAACTCCATTGCTTGTTGAGAGTATCCTCTATTCTCAATCATTTTATATAAACTGTGAGTGACTTCTACATCTTGAACACAATAGTCTAACATCTCAGAACTAAATGTTTTCCAATCTGTATCAAACGCTTCCTTATAATTGCCCACCCTATGTCCCCATGCTTTCAAGCTATGTCTGCCAATACAATTCGCAGGGAAGTCGTTTCGTTTAAAGTCACTGTCCCTAATGTCAGGGAACAACAAACGTGTTGCTACGATTGTATCGAAAATTTGAGCTTTAGTTTTAAAGTCAAATAATTTTTCTAGTACAGGAATATCAAACTTAATAATGTTATGCCCTGTAATAAACTTTGCTTCACTTAGAAGTGTAATCGCTTCTTCATTAGTGGGTTTTAATATTTCATTTGTGTCTATATTTTTTAATACAATACAATGTACTTTAGTACAGTCGTGAAGAAATCCGTCTGTCTCTATGTCGAAACAATATCTCATATTCTTATCTTCTTTATTTTTATTACGTTACTAGACGGCATAGTTGTTATGTTACCAACGTCTCCTAGTGTACCGTCATCATTAAAATTTACATCTGATACAACTATGTGTACGTTATTATCTTTTTTAATTAACCAACCTGTAGAAATACAAATTGTAACTTTACTATTCAGTGCGTCCTTTAAACTTAACCAACTAGAATTGCTATTTATGTCAGACCATGTGACTTGCACATAATCTGCATTAAGTATTTTCTTAGTTACTGTAGGTAGTGTCATTGTTCTCCTCAATTTAAAGTGTGTAGCTCAACAGATATTCTCCATGCTTCAGGATTTCCGTCAGCCATTAAAGCTAGTATTGCTTGTTCGACTGCATTAGCAGACTCAGGTGTAGCAACCTGTATCGTAATCATTTTCTCTGGGTTTTGTTTGGCGTCTATTAATGCTTGTAAAACTATTGAAGTCCATTGTATGTCTCGCCTAGAAGTCATCTTGTACTTCAGCTTTCACTTCAGAGAGACACCCAGTTTCTAAATCATAATATAAACTACATGCTTTACCTGTCTCTCCACTGAATCTATTTTTAAGAATATAAATATCAGCAATATTTTTTTCTGATTTTAAATCACGACTCATAGATATAACTAAATCTGATAGTTGAGCGATTGCTTGACTACCTCTAAGACTACTTAGTGTAACTTGTTTGCCGTCTTCAAATCCTTTATCACCTTCGGTTGACCTTCTTAAATGTGATACTAATATTAATCCTATGCCTGTCTCTTCAACTAAACTTCTTAATTTACTTACAGTGTAATCAATTAATTTTCTTTCATCATTTGTAGTCTCATCACCTACGGAAGACAAAGCCATGTGCAAGTGGTCAAGAACAACAAAGTCTACGCCACATGCTTTAGCTAAGTATCTTATCTTTGATATTAAATTGTCACTAGCTGTAGAGCCAAAGTGATTGTATAAATAAAAGCCGCCATTACCAACAGTAGCATTAAAGGTTTCCTGAAGTCTGGTCTCATCTATTCCCTCTCTTGTTAAGTGTAGTGGTTTCTTTAAAGCTACACCCATAATACCAAGAGCAGTTCTCTTAACGCTCTCTTCTAATGCAATGTAACCAACCTTAAAATTTTTGTTTAATAAATCCAGTGCAATGTGTCGGCAGAATGAACTCTTACCTACACCTGAACCTGCGGCTACAGTAACGAGCTCACCTTTACGAAGACCATGTGTTTTTACATTCATACATGTAAATGGATAATCAACACTTACATATTTATCTTCGACTTTAACTTCGTCCCATAAATCTGAACCTAATACTATTCCGTCAGGTCTGTATGCTTTACTAGACCAAATACAATCTACTAATTCTTTTACTTTACCTGCAACTAACATTTCGTTAGCGTCCTTCATAGGTAACGTACATATCTTTGCTTTGTTAGGAGATAATAATTTAGCACACGCTAGTGCACCTGCTTTACCTTGTTCATCTTGGTCAAACATAAAGACAACAGATTCAAAGCCTTCAATCCATTCAAGCTCTCGCTGTATATCTTTCTTCGCACCTTGTGCTCCTGATTTAATACTTACTACTGGAAATTTATTTTGATTAATTTTACTAATTGATAAGGCGTCAATTTCTCCTTCGCAGATTATCAACATCTTACCTTTGTCACGCCATAAGTGTTGACCAAATAAACCTGAGTCTTTGGCTTCACCTATCCATTGAAATGTTTTGTCAGCGTGTCGTAATTTTTGTGCAACTAATTGTCTGTCTTTATTATAATAGTTTGCAATTTGTACTGGCTTACCACCATGCTTACCTGTTTGATAATTAAATTTTTGTAGTGTTGTTGTGTCTAAACCTCTTGAAGTAAGTGGTGTTATCTGACCTTGAACAAAGTCAGAGTTAGTTGGTACAAATTCATTTGTCGTCAAAGCATTTCCTCTCGTTGTTGTTCCACACGAAAAACAATAAGCATGTCCGTCATCATAGACAGAGTTTGCGTCACTAGAGCCGCAGTTCTCGCATGAGGTGTGATATAAAAATTCACTTTCCATAATCTCTCTAAATTTTTTTGCTAAAATATTTTGGGAAATAAAAAACCCCACCAGTGTTTCCACTGGCAGGGTACAAACAAAACTATCTCAACAACTCCTTTATGTTGAAGTGTGGAGACAGGACGTCTGACACATCTCTGTGTCCTACGATAACAGCCTGAGTATAATCTTTTTTTAACTCAGATACAAGCTCCTTGAGAGCTATGTATTGTTTTAAAGTGTAATTACAATCAGGCTTATTATTCGTATCTTTCCCACCAACTAAACAAATGCCTATACTGTTGGTGTTTGAAACTTTCTCACTATTTTCTATGTGAGCTCCTGCTATCTTAATATCTCTGCCGTCTTGTATTTCACCTTCTCTAGTTATAACTTTGTGAAAACGACATGATAGCCAACCGTCTTTACGGTCTTGTTTTTTAATATCTTCTACATCTAAATTTTCTGAAGGTTGAGTATCGGAAGCATGTACTATTATGTACTTTGTTTCTTCTCTTTCATTACTCATTTAACCATTCCTTCGGTATATGTTTATCCGCCCATTTAAAACCATACTTCTCAGCCCACATGGCATAAGTGGTTTTAGATTTTTTGCTAATTCTTGATTTTGAATTACTAAATATAAATCGTATATCTGTATTAGGGTGTTGTTCTTTTATTAGTTTCATCTTTTGCCTATCAGCAGAAGTAAATAATCCCTTTGTCTCAATATATATTTTTTGATTTGGTAAATAAAAATCTGGTGTGTAAGTATGAGTCTTTTGAGGTTTAACATATTTTAATTTTGTTTCTTCAAACTCATACTGCACACGCAGACCTTTAAGCTCGGAAGCTATTTGCTCTTCAAGACCAGACCGAAATCCATGAACTAAACCAACTTGTTTAGAAGTCAGTTTCTTGTTTCTCAGCCTCTTCTTGTACCACATCAGCTTTCTCCTCGTATTCGTATCCGTCTTCTTCAGCGAAGCCGTATCCTTTGGCATTACCTGCACCACCTTCAACAAGTTTAGTAATTTGTACTGCCCTTAGTCTTAGCGATACTCCTGCACCTGCGATTGCT